GCTCTAGTGGCAATACCGGCGAGTGCGACAGCTCATCGGATGACGGGGAAGATTTTTTACAACCGGTTCAGCCCAAAGAGACAGAGCCCTCCACTGAACTGCGCCCCATGGCTGTGTTCAGACCAGAGCATCCGTTCCTTGGGTATAACAAAGCCCTGTACACTCGAGTAGACCTCCCTGTGCCGTATTTGCCCGGTTGGAAGAATGAACATACTGGGGAAATCTTGTGGGACGTCGTTGCAGAGAAGACCGTGGTGACCGGTTATTCGCAGTCCGAGCCAGGAACTCTCATCCCTGAGGCAGATTTTTGCGTGACGACCGCTGAGTTTGCCTTTGAGTGTGTCCCCCCGGGGATGTTTTGGGGCTATCCAATGTGGATACATCTTGGTGCCCTCCGCGCCTTAGAACGGGAGTTTGGCTTGAGCTTGCCTACAGAGCATGTGGTCCGAGCTTATGCCAATTCACTTGCCCGGAGTTACTACGCGCTTCCCATATCGATTAGAGAGAACACGGTCTTATATCGCAGAGCCGAGGTCGTTAAGGCCCAGCAGGTTGCAACTGCGGCTGGTAGGCTCGTTAAACGAACCTTCCCGGAACCGCAAGATATGGCACGCTTGCTGTCAGCGGTAGTGTCATCAGGGGTTTTCAGTGTGAACCACACTGGTTTGAGAGAAGAGGCCTATATGCAGAGTCTTCAACGTCCTGCTGTTGAACGGAACAATAGGGCCAGCCACTTTAGGATAACTCGGCTGAGCGGGTGTAACATGGTTAATGGGTGCCCGGAGTACCTAACCCCTGACACCCGCGCTGCCAAGCGCATCCTAGTGGCTTGCCAGCTAAGGGGCGATAGAGACTTTGTCCGGTTCAACCGGACAGCAAATAATCAGGCGGCAAGTATGGTTCGCGTTTACAAGTGTCGAGGGGGTAGTAGGGCGTCCGACCAGCTGTATTCTGCTCGGCAACTGGCCATTTTCCACCAGGTGCTCCCATTCGATTGTGAGCAATTCAATTCTATCGCACGACTTTGCGTCACCGATGACCACTTTCTCATAGGCCGTGCGAGAAATCCCATACGGCTTCCAAGAGTAGAATTGCCCCGTGAGTCGCTAGTCGCATTTTTCCAAGATGTGGTTGACGCTTATGGTGTCGGAGAAGACCCGAGCTGGCCAACCCTGGAGAGCTTATGGCGCAAGGCTTATTGGGACGAGCGTCCTGTGGTGGAGTGGGATCCTTACGATTTGGTGGCATGCGTTGTTTACTCATCCCTTTTTGTCTTCTTATTGCTCTATGACGTGATGACCTTTCGGTACTATCACGGACACTTCGAGCACGACAAAAAGGCACTGAGGAAGAGGGTTGGGGAAAAGTTTTACGGTTCTCTTCTCCCACCAGCGCCAGCGTTTGTGAGGGAGATCACAATGGAAGTTAAGGACGAGCCCGCCAAGGTGAAATACGACGAAGCAACAGGGACATACCAACCTGCTCCACCTCGGTTGTACTTCTCTCTGGGTGAAGATTCATCCAGCTGGGGGGGCGCGCACGTGGCATTGGCAAAGAAGCACATGGTCGCCCGCCGTGTTGTGGAGCTCGGGGACTGGGAGGTTTCTTTCGAGTTCCTGGACGACAACCGCCCATTAGACATGGGCCAGTTGGCTGAGCATGTGCACTCGATCTACACCGGGCAGGAACGAATTATCAGGTGCTACTTTTTCAGCGATGACAGCTTTTTGGTGGCACCTGGGCACCTGCTGGGTGCAGATTTGTCGATGTGTGACCAATCCATGGGACCCGGGCCAATCCACGTTGTGTATAGGATGATGCTGTCCTTAGGATTGCCACCTGACATTGTGTGTGGACTTGTGCAACAGTTAACGGCACCATTCCGCATGCGAAACCCGGCTAATAAGAACGAATGGTTCACTGGGGAGTTCCACAGCACCTATTTGGTGTCGGGAACCACACTTACCACTATTGCGGACAATTGGGGCTCGCTCAGCGCTCTAACTGTCCTGGCAAGCGCAATAGTGGATGGCAGGATACACCTAGATCTTGCAGAAGACTTTGCCGCTTTCGGTATTCAGGTTACCGTCGAGAGATTCGCATGCATGGAAGAGTGCACCATTTTGAAGCGATTCTTTTGCAGAACAACCTGCGGTGGATGGGCCGCGCCGTTGTGCATTGGTGCGCGTATTCGCAGTTTTGGGAAGATAGATTCTCAAATTGGACCGAATACTATGCCAGGAAGCACAAGAGACGACACATTGGAGGACCGAGCCAAATGGTTCTTAGGAGACGATTGCGAGACCTGGAAAAATGAGGAGACATCTGCGCTTA